TTGGTGGAGGTGGTCGGTACTGCCCCGACGTCCCAAAAGTGTATTACACACACTTCAACGCCTACAGTGTATTTAAACAGATTTTCTATTAAATGTCAAGACTTGATTGGAGACCATCTACCATCTTTACTTCTTACTTTATCTGAGTGTTTAACTTCAATGGTGAATGTTTTAACGTCTTTGAATTTCTTACCATGTGCGAAAGTAAACTCGTGACCATTGTCAGTTTTACTTTTCCAATAGTGTTGGAAGTCATCTATTACAATCTTATTCTTTTGTTTTCTAATTGCCATATGCTTAATTTAACATATGTTAATTGAAATGTCAAGTGTGGATTATTCTTTGATGATTTTGATATCGGTAGCAACTTCTCTACCTCTGAACTCTTGTAGTTCGTATTCCACTACATCACCATCCATAACTTCTTTAAGGTTAGCGGCTTTAAGAGCAGAGATATGTAAGAAGATGTCTTTACCTTCTACGTCTGGTGTAATGAATCCAAAACCTTTTGCGGAGTTGAACCATTTAATTTTACCTTTTGCCATATTTTTTCTTATTGTTACTTAATACTCTTATTTAGCGATTATATGAAATTTTGTGTGTAGTGTCGCGAATTTTAACATCCGCGACACTTGAATAATTACATAGAGTTTTTCTTCTCTTGTATTTCTTTTCTTCTTAGTTTTGTTGCTTTGCCTAATAAGCCTAATGCTTTTCTGGCTCTAGCCGCCGCCGCTTTTACACCTTTAGTTTCAAATGCTTCTGACTCTGCGATGTAACTTTCGTAGGCTTGTTTTATTTCTTCATGTGTTGCCATGATGTTTCTCCTTTATAACGTTATAAATTTCAGTCCAATTTTTTACTCGTTGAACTGACGTACTATCTTCATTATACACTTCATTGTGAGGAAGGTCAAGTAGCAATGCTACCAAACCCAATCTACTGCCCAATTCAGCATTAGTAGGTTTGTCCTCAATCCAAATGGTACCTTCTGGCACTTTGGCAAGTGCTTCATCTTTGTCTGCTCCTGTGTCTAAACATTCAATCTTTTCAAACACATCACCAAACACTTCCTTAAGATTTTCTTCTCGCAACTGATTGGCTTTTTTATCCAGTGTCTGACTGGTGATCACATGAAACTTGTAGCCTAAATCCGCTATTTTCTTCACATTTTCAACTGCTCCGTCAACTGGTTTCAAAAACTTCATCCAGGCACTTTCGTTGAATATTTTTACCAAAACTTCACATTGACCTTTGTTCATGTGATAGTTCATGCTCACATCATAATGGTCACTCGCGTGTTTGGGGAAACCCTGAAATGCCATCCAATCATCGAAAGACTGCTCCCAATTTAACAATACTCCGTCGCAATCTATTGCTATAATTTTCATTATTTAGGCAGTGTAAGTCCTGTTGTTCCTTCTCTGTATTGACGTGCCATACCATCTTCTGTTTCTGTGAAACATACAACATTTCTTTTGTAAATCTCAATATCAGAGTTTTGTGGCACTGTGAACACAAATGGTCCCAGTCCTATACCTTTGTTAGGTATATTAACAACTGCTCTAGGTTTAGCAACTTTGATTGCTTCATCTGTAATTTCTATCAGTCTTGCTAACACTTCTTCACCACTCATCAATTTGATAGTGATAATATCGCCTTCTTGTAGACTAGGCATTTTGTTCTCCTTGTTGATCCAACAAAGCCTTCAGTTCAGCAAACCCACCTATGTGTTTATCGTCAGCAAATATTTGCGGAACAGTCCTTGCTCCTGGAACTGCTTCTTGTAACTGTTGAACAGTCCACGTTCCATGTGCTATATTTCTTTCTTCGTATTCTATGTTTTTTGATTTCAACAAGTTTTTGGCTTGTTCACAGTATGAACAACCAACGTTGCTCCATACAATCGCTTTAGTTATCTTTGACATTTGGTATCCTTATTGCTCCTATTCCTTCTTTGTGAAGTTCTTTTATTTCTTTGTCTGATGCTGTACCGTATATATGGTCATCACGTTCACCCAAAGACGCTTTCCGAGCCTCCTTGGCAAAATTATCTCCAACATTTTCACAGTTCTTTTCAACCCATGTCTTAAGATGTTGTAGTGTTGACCTGCTGTTATAAAATGCTGTATTACTTTTTTTGCTTTGTATCTTTTTGGATTTTAGGTTTACGTTTGGAGCCATCACTGCTCTACGTATGCCTGTGTTATCACATATAGGACAAGCAATCAGTTTTTTATTTTTTTGGTCCAAATATGATTTCTCTGATGCGAACCATCCTTCGAATTCATGATCTCTAGTACATAGTAAATTATATTTGGGCATAACTTATTATAACTTCTTTACAATTAAAAGTCAATATTACAGGTGATGTTCTGGTGATTGAGGTTTACAGTCAACGTCACTATCATGTTTATCGAGATATAAACTTATACCGATCATTGCCAAACCAAAAATTATTAGCACCCAAAGAAATAATCCATCTTCTGGATGTGTTAATAAATGGATTAAAACTTCTACTCCATTCATTGTGTTGAAATCTGTCATTATAATGAGAACTTTTTGAATTGACCTTTTTGTACGTCTTGTTTGATACCACCAACAATGTAAGATTCTACTTCTGTTTCTTGTGGTGCTACCTGCATACCTTTTGATGACAACCAATGCTGTGTCCAAGGTAAAGGATTTTGTGATGCTGATATATCATATATTGGATCATAGCCTAATGCTCTTAATCTCTTGTTGGCAATCCATTCCACGTACTGCCCTAATAATTTTTCATTTAAACCAATCAAAGATCCATCTTTGAACAGATGCTTTGCCCAAGCCTTTTCTTCATCTACACAATCTTTAAACATTTGAATCACAGTTTTTTCTGTGCCTTTCATTGCTTTGGTCATTTCAGGATCATCTCCTTTTTGCCATGCTTTGATCACGTGTGTGGATAAGTTCAAGTGTGTTGCTTCATCTCTAGCAATCAATGAAAGTATTTTTGCTGAACCTTCCATAAGTTTTAGTTCACCAAAGGCAAAAGTACAAGCAAATGATATATAAAATCTTAAACCTTCCAATAGATTCACTGTGTTCATTGCTAGATACAGTTGTCTCTTAAGTTCAATCATGTCTACTTTTTTGCCCACAGCATAATCCAAAGCCATTGCTCCAAATTTATCATACTCACCTGTAACTGATTTTGCTCTTTTTAATATCTCTTTATCATTTAATATTGTGTCAAACACTTCACTAGGATCACTATAAACATTTTTCATGATGTGTGTGTATGAACGTGAGTGTATGGTTTCAAAGAAATCCCAAGTAACAATACAGCCTTCCAACTCTGGATTGGAAACATATGGTAAGAACATAAGACTTGGTCCTCTGCCTTGCACTGAATCCAACAGTGTTTGATATTTTAGATTGCTAGTGAATATGTGTTTTTGTTCTGGTCTGAATCCTTGATAGTCTGCTCTGTCTTTTTGTAATGAAACTTCTTCTGGTCTCCAAAAGTAACCGATCATGGTTTGATTCAGTTTATCAAACTGTGGATATTTGAATTCATCGTACCTTTGTACGCCACCATCTTCACCAAAGAACATGGGCTGTTTTGTGAAATCTATGTTTTGTTTATTAAAAACCGTTTTTGTCATACCTACTTTAATTATCTAATTTTACTTTTTTTTCCTATTTTTGTCAAGTTTATATTGTGCAGGCGTCACACTCGCCATCTTCTAAATCTGCTAATTGTTCTTCAACTGTGGCTTCACCATTAACACCGTTAATGCCATTGACACCATTCACGTGTCCATTTAATTGTGTAGATTCAACTACTTGTTCAGTTTCGATACCAGCCGGTTGTACATCTTCTTCTTCACCTTTGAAGTCATAAGTGTTTTGGTAATATGATGTCTTCCAACCATACTTGTATGCTGACAACATATCCTGAGCCATTGCTGAAATAGGTACTTCGTTGTTGTCATACTGTAATGGATTGTAACTCCAGTTACCTGATATCGCTTGATCAAAATATTTCTGCATCATTGCCACCACGTTAATGTATCCTTCATTGCTAGGCATTTCCCAAAGTAGTGTGTAGGCATTTTTAAGTTTTGGATAGCCTGGCACAATCTGTTTGAGTGGACCTTTCTTGCTTTTCTTAATGGATAACAATGCTCTAGGTGGTTCAATGCCGTTGGTTTCATTACTAACAACGGAAGAACTTTCTGATGGCATCTGTGCCGATAGAGTTGAGTGTCTTAAGCCATATTTTCCAATATCTTTTCTTAAACTTTCCCATGCCATTCTTTGTTTGTGTGGTACAATTTCATCTATTTCTTTTTTGTAATGGTCTATTGGTAATAAACCATCTGCGTATTTTGTTCTTTCAAATGCTTCACACTTGCCTTTTTCTTTAGCAATTTCATTACTTGCTCTTAATAGATAATATTGAAATGCTTCTGTTAATCTATCAACTGATTCCCAAGCACCTTTGTCTGAATACTTAAATCCTTGTTTTGCCAAGTAGTGTGCCAGACCAATGTATCCAATACCTAAACTTCTTCTAGATTTTGTAGATATCTCCGCCGCTTTAACAGGATAGTCTTGATACTCTATAATTTCTTCCAATGCTCTAACAGCCAAGTCACATAAGTTTTCCAAATCATCTAGATTGTTCAACTGACCAACATTAATAGCACTTAAAATACACAAAGCAATTTCACCCTCTGCGTCATCAATAGCATTGATAGGTGTTGTAGGCAGTGTGATCTCTTGACATAGATTACTCATTGAAACTTTATCTTTGAATGATGAGTGTGTGTTGGCATGATCTATATTCATAATATAAATTCTGCCTGTTTCTGCTCTTTCTTTTAAAAGGTCACTGAATAGTTCTTGTGCTGGAATACTTTTCTTTTTAACTGACGAATCTTTTTCATACTTTTTGTACATAGCATCAAACTTGTCTGTTCCAAACGCATCATACAATCCAGGCACATCATGTGGAGAAAACAAAGTGATATCTTCTTCATTTATAAATCTTTCATAGAACAGTTTAGAAATCTGTATTGAATAATCCAACTTACGCACTCTGTTATCTTCTGTACCTTTATTGTTTTTCAATACAAGTATGTCTTCAATCTCTTGGTGCCATATTGGGAAGTGAACAGTTGCTGAACCACCACGTACTCCGTTTTGTGTGCAACATCTCACAGTTGATTCGAATTTTTTTAGGAACGGAATGACTCCTGTGTGTTGAACCTCCCCTCCTCTAATTTTAGCATTGATACCTCTGATACGTCCTGCATTGATTCCTATACCTGCTCTTCTGGCAACATACAAACCAATTGCCATATCGCTTGAAAAAATACTTGGCAATGTGTCGTCACTGTCAATCAATACACATGAAGCAAACTGTCTGATAGGAGTTAGTACTCCTGCCATTACTGGTGTTGGTATGTT